CCCGGATGGCGGGGAGTGGGTGATCGCTGGCGGCCGGCCGGGGCAGCCGCTGGGTGGCTACCACTCGCTGTGGAAGGAGCTGCGGGATGAGGTGGGTCTGGTGGACTGCCGGCCGCACGACCTGCGGCACACGTTCGCCAGCTACGGGCTGAGCGCGGGGCATGGCCTGGACGTGGTGGGCCAGCTGCTGGGGCACACCAGCCTGCAGAGCACGCGGCGGTATGCGCACCTGGTCGAGAACGCAGGGCGCGCGGCGGCGGCGCGGGTGAGCGACGACCTGGGAGTGTGACGGATTGTTGCGAGTGCGGGGCGGTGGGTTAGCCGCGCCTCTACCTTGGGCCCATCGGCAGGCCGAGCGCGCCGCCGACCCACCCCATCGCCCGGCATTGGCCGGTTCCCCCCATGTCCATCACCTGCATCGCCGCCTGGGCCCTCGCCCTCGTCCTGCTCCCCCTGGTGGTCCTCTTCTGGGCCACCGAGTCCCGCCAGCAACGCGCCCGCCGGTGGCGCCGCGACGGCCTCACCCAGCAGGCCATCGCCGATCGCCTCGGCTGTTCCCGCAGCACGGTGCGCCGGCTGTTGGCGGCTTGACCGCCGCAAGGAAAAGCCCCCGGTCCACCAGTTCCGGGGGCTCAGCAGTCCCTGCCTCAGGCTAGGCGAGCAGCTCGCGCGGATCCTGTCCTGTCGCCATCATCTGACTCAGCCGCTTCGCGCGCTGCCCAACCTGGCCGGCCCAGCGCGAGTCGAGCATCATCACCGCCGCCTGCTGATACTGCCCGGCCTGCACTGCCGCCAGCGTCCGCTTGAACGTCAGCAGCGTGCCCAGGCCCATGTTGAACGCCATGTCGATCAGCACCCGCTGCCGCACGTCATCGAGGTTCCCCGCCCATGGCAGCGCCTTCAGCAGCGCCGCCTGGGTGGAGCTGATGTCGTTGCTGAGCAGGTAGGCCGACTCCTGCGCCGTGATGCCGCGGTCCTCGAGGTTGCGGCCGACGCCGATCGTCAGTTTGCCGGCGGTGCACCGGTACGGCTTGAGCCGCTCGCCCTCGTGCAGCCGCAGCTGACGGATCAGGCGGTTGTGATCGATCAGCGCCATCAGCGGCGACCCTTGGGCGAGTAGGGGTAGGCCCGACGAGCGGCACTCAGCAGCAGCTGGAGCACACCGTTCGACTTGACCTTGGGAGCCAGCGACAGGCCCTCCGACAGGAAGAACAGGCCGAAGCCGATCAGCACCTCAACGTGCGCAGAATCCAGTTGCATGGTGACCTCCTCAGGTGATGGGTTGAGCAATGATGGCCCAGCCGTTGCCGGGCGCGTACCGGTAGCTGTTGCCTGATGGCACCACCTCCCACCGGCGGCAGAAGTTCTTGAACGAGTAGCGCAGCCTGGCGCCCCAGTTGTTGATGTAACCGCCGCTCAGCACGTCCATCTCGCCAAACGGGTCGTGGACGATGAAGTTGGTGGCGTCGTAGCCGATGGCGATCAGCCAGTGGCCGTCGCCGTAGAGGTTGCCGAGGCCGCCCTTGTGGATGCAGCCGAGGGGCACCGGGATCCCCTTGTCGATCTGCGCCTTGACGTCATCGATCCCACAGGTCTGGTCCAGGTGGGCGGTTACGCCATAGTGCGCCAGCGCCTTGATCTGGTTCGGGGCCTCGGTGGTGTCGCCATAGCGCAGCACCCGACCCAGGTAGGTGTCGTCGCCGTTCGGGCCCTTGAGCGTCCCCGGCTTGAGGGTCTCCAGGAGCATGGCGCAGCTGGAGCTGAAGCACATCCTGAGCGCGTGCGCGGTGGCCGAGTCGCGCTGGCTGTAGTAGGGCACCTGCAGCGGGTTGCTGAGCGTGCGCGGCTGCTCCTGCTTCCCCGCCCCCTGCCAGGTCTGATACCAGCTGGCGTCGCGGCGCTTCAGGCTGGCCGGCACCGCCTCCCAGAACTGCTGAGCACCGGCCCGTTGATGAGGGAGGCCTTTCCAGTGCTCGAAGAACGGAACGATGTCAGGGAGCAGCCCCGGTTCTTGAGTCATGGCTGCTGGCCTCAGCCGGTGGTCCACCGAAGTGTAGCCGGGCCCCAACTGCCGACCACAGCACCGGTGCAATCAGGCTGATCACCACCGCCAGGATGACGCCCTGGGCCACGCGCTTCTCTACCTCGACCAGCCGCTTGAACGCATCGGCCAGGTCTGTTCGCTTCTCCGCAACGGACACCATGACAGCATCGAGCTTCCCCTCCAGGGCGCCGAGCTTGTGGTAGATGTCTCCGTGCGAGACCTCGTGCTCCGGCATAGTGGGACCCCGATCCATGCAGGTTACTTCAGCCGCCAGTATTCAGGAGTGCGCCCGTAGTAGCTGGTGTAGCCACTCGGCCGTGCAACCCAGCTGAAGGTCCCCTTGCTGGAGCTGTTGCTGATGATCGATCCATCGTTCTGCACGATGCCGATGTGGGGATAGGGCGGGTTGCCGTTGTCGCGCATGATAGCGATGGCGCCAGGCTCGGGCCCTGATAGCAGGGTGCCGGCGCCGCCCGCCAGCGTGCTGCGCACGGTGGGGACGTAGTTGCTATTGCCCCACGGCGGAGTAATTCCTGCGCCCCTTAGTACCTTGTTGACGGCATAGACGCAAGCGTTGTTGCCGCCGTCTGGCCCGCCCCTGGTGTTCATCCCCCTGGCGCCGGCCGCGGCCTTCGCCAGCAACGCAGCCTTCTCGGTCGCCGGCTTGCCGTTGTTCGCTCCCTCCCCGCTGGCCCAATCCGTGTTCTCCTCACCCTGGGTGCCGCACTCGACCCGGGTGGTGAACCCTCCGCCGGCCAGCTCATGCACCACCTCCTTGATTAGCCAGGTGCCGTCCACCTCAGCGCGGAAGCCGGAGAGGGTGATGTCGCCGTCGGCATTCAACTCCGGCCGGCCGGGCGTCGTCACGCTGATGCGCACCTCGCCGGACTTGAGCGCCTCGAGCTTGCTGTCTGCAGCCTGCTTCGCTTCCTCCTCGTTGCGGAACAGCTGCTTCTCCTCGAACACCGGCAGGGGGCCCCTCTGCCCTGAGGTGTGCACCTTCTCCTTGTTGGTCTCCCGGTCCAGGTACTTGACCTTCACCGCGTCATAGGCCCCACGGTTCTTGAGCGTGGCCCGCCATTCGGTTGCTTCGGTGGCCTTGATGCTGAAGCTCCCGCGCGTGCCGCTGGGGACACCGCCGAGGGTGGTGTTGGCGCCCGCGCGCGCGGCGTCCAGATAGCGGCGGTATGCACCGGAGCGGTAGACCGACCAGGCGCCGAAGCCCTGCTGCTGGTAGATCGCCCGTGCTGCCCTGGCGTTGGTCGCCGGGTCGTAGAGCTGCTCATTGCCCGACAGACCCAGCTGGCGGCGACGCTCGGGCCCCAGGCCGCCGATCATGTTGATCTGCCACAGGCCATAGCTGAGGTCGGGCGGCTTGCTGTTCAGCGCCCGCACCTTGCCACCGGATTCCGCCATGGCGATGGCGCCCATGGTGATGGCGTCGTTGCCGGTGAAGCCTGCCTGACGCGCGAGGGCAACGGCCTGGCCGGCGCTGATCCGGCCGGAGATGTTTGGCACCGGGCTGGCGCTGCCCTTGCCCCTGGGGGCCACGATCAGGGTGCCGTCAGCCGGTTTGATCGTCGCGCCGTACTTCTCCGCCAGGCGGGTGAGGAAGCTCTGGTCGGACTCGCTGGTCTGATCCTCATGCTTCACCTTCACGTCGCCCAGCTTGCCCTTGAGCACCAGCTGCAGGCCGTTGCGCTTGGCGATCTCCTCGGCGATCTTCCCCAGGGTGGTGTCATGCCAGCTCTGGGAGCGCTGCTCCTTCACCAGCTCGGGTGCGGTCTGAGCAGCAGTGGCCTTGATCACCATGGACCGGGGGCCGTTGCTCAGGTCCACCTCATCGACGGCATAGCTGCCCATGTAGACCGGTGCCAGGCCCTCGCCGCGATAGCCCAGCCACACCTTCAGCCAGGCGCCAGAGCGGGGCACTGGCACCTGAGCAGCGCGATCGTCGAGCGTCACCTCCAGGCTGTCGGATTGCTGCCCGGCCTGGTCGGTAATGCGGATGGACAGGAGGCGATCGGCAATGATCCCTGTGAGGTCTGCGCCATCAGCCTCCAGGCGGAAGGCGGGGGTGCTCATGGATCCCAGATCCTGAGGGTGGTGGTGGTCTCGGGGTCGGGCAGATCAGGCAGCTGGATGGTCAGCCCCTCGGGCAGCACCGGCATCAGGTCCGCCAGGTTGGGGTTGGCCACCATTACCGCCTCGACGGTCTGCTGGGTCCGGCCGTAATACCGCCAGCAGATCAGGTCGAGCTCATCGAACTGGCGGGTGACGTAGAGCTGGCTCATCAGGTGCCAGGTGCAATGACCGGGATAGCGACGAGATTGGTCGTGAAGCCGTCTGTGCTGTTGAACAGGTCGGCGCCCGTCTTGGTGACCCCGTTGTGGGTCCAGCTGTTGTTGGAGTGCAGGGCCTGGACAGGACGGTTGAGCAGGATGGGTGGCGTGGCCGATGGGCCGTTGACGAACACTGCATCGAAGATGAGCATCGGGTCGTAGCTCTGGGCGTTGACTGCCGTGCTGCGGATAGCCCAGCCGGTGTTGGTCCAGCCGGAGACGTAGACGTCCTGGATGGTGATGTTCCGGCCCCTGGGGCGGGTCAGCTCTGCGGCGTTGCGCAGGTAGAACGCCCCGGAGCCGACGGAACTGCAGCGGCGGATGGACTGGTTGGGCCCGGTCTCATCTTCCTTGATGTCGAGCTCGCTGCTGCGGAAGAAGCGGCAGTTGCGGATCAGCGCCTGGCCCAGGCGGGTGTAGACGCCCACGGTGTTGTCATAGAAGAGGCAGCCATCGACGTTGATCATGAAGTCGTTGGACCGCCAGACCACCAGTGCGTTGCCAGCGTTGATGAAGACGCAGTTGCGATAGGCGGAGGATTCCAGGTGCATGGCATCGTTGGCCCTGTTCTGAACCGTGCCGCTGCCTTCTGCGGTGCAGTTGATGAAGGCCTCGTACATATGGAGGAACTTCGACTCAGCGCGGCCGTTCTCGGTGTGATGGATGAAGCCGCGTGCGGCAACGTTCCGGCCGTTCCAGATGATTCCGATGGACGAGCTGACGCCGTTGGAGTTGGAGCGGAACATGGTCCCGCCACCGCTGCCGTGCCACTCAATGATGGTGTCTGCCCCGTGGCCACGGATGTTGACCCTTGTGGGGACAGTTGTGCTGAGGCCTTGGGTGGGATGGATGGTGCTGGTGATCTTGTAGGTGCCGGGCGGGAAGTAGACGGTGCTCCACTGCGAGCTCGCCTCCCTCACGGCATTGCAGGCGGCCAGGATCGCCGCGGTGTCATCCGCAACCCCATCGCCGACCGCATCCACGCCTCCATTCACGCTGGAGGGCAGGTTCTTGACGTTGAGCCAGTCGGAGCGCGGCTGCCACGCCAGCACCGGCAGCATGGCCGCTGGTGTCGTCGGGGTGATGAGCTGCTGGCTGGTGGGCAGCGGAAAGGTGTTGGCCTCGATGTTCTTGTTCAGCAGCAGATCGAGGCGGCCCAGCTCGCGGAAATCATTGAGGGCCCGCGCTGCCAGCGTGAGGGTGTCACCATTGGTGACATCGGGGACAACCTTGCTGGCCGCAACCGTAGCGCCTGGATTCCAGTTCGCCAGCATGTGGCGCGAGACGTTGGCGCCGCCTTCGATCACGGGTTTGGCGGCCTGATCACCCTGCGTGTAGGTGTTGCCCATGAGCAGCACGTTGATCGGCGTGGTGCCTGAGCAGACCGTCTTATAGGCGGTCTTGTTCGGGTCGCCGTTCGGGTCGCCGTTCGGGTTGGGGATGTTGTACTTCGAGAGCACATGCGCGAGGGTGCCGCGATAGTTGTTCGTCGTGATGTAGGTCTCGTAAGGCGGCGTCGACGTGGTGGTTTTGCCGCTGTCCGTTCCGGCGCCATCAACACGGCAGGCGCTGACGGTGACGCGCCCCTCGGGCAACGCAGACGAGCCAGACAGCACCAGGTAGGGGGTAGAGAGGCGCTTGTCGTCGCTGGTGTTGGCCGTCCGCAACTGCTCGATGTAACCGTCGCTGACGACGACGGAGTGATTGTCCTCCACCCGCAGGGTGGTGTAGCCGTTGATCATCCCGAAGAAACCATTGCGCCAGGCCTGCTGGCCCCGGACCCGCACGGCGCCCCATCCCTGTTGACCGTGCGTGGTCAGCAGGATCCGGGCGTTGGAGCAGTTGTCGAAGCTCGCCCCCTTGGTCTGAGTTAGCAAGTAGGTGGCCGTCAGCACTGAGCTGGCGTTGAGGTTCCTGGCCTCGAATGCCATGCCACGGGTGCCAGTAAAGCCATAGGTGGTGTTGTCTGAGGCGTTGACGAACTCGCTGCCCCACCCGTTGAACAGCACAGTGTCGTAGTGAATGCGCGAAGGGGTGGTGCCGTTACTGCTCTCCTGGCGCACAGCAAGGGACAGCTGATTACTCTTGTGCCTGATGTCGATGAACTCGACTCGAACATTCTGAGGATCAGTGATGAGCAGCACTGGGCTGAGATTCTCGCCAGACCCTTGAATGCTTGACAGGTACGCGCCAGCGCCACCAATCGAGTAATTCCCAGAAAGGGCCAGAATGGTTTGGGTGACGAGATAGTTGCCCTTCGGGAAGTAAGCGAGGGCGCCATTGCCGGCGGCCCGTGCAGCATTGATGCAATCCTGCACCGCCTTGGTGTCGTTCGTGACGCCATTGCCCACTGCGCCGTAGGCCTTAGCGTCGAACACCTGGGAGGGGACGATGGCATCGGGCAGCGGGATTGCTCCCACTGCCGGCGGAGGAGGCGGAGGCGTCACACCCTCAGAGCCGTTGCGATACCGGAGGTCATCGAACAGACAGGTGCCGGTCTGCACCCCAGCGTTGGCCGTGCCCATGCCGCCGACCAGCAGGCCAAAGGCGGTGAAGGTGGCAGCGCCGGCAGCGATCGACAGGTTGACGGCCTGGCCGGCGAGTGTGCCGACCAGGGTGCCTGAGCCATCAGCTCGGCCGGTCCAGAGCAGGTCAACGCTGTGCGTGGTGTTCTGGGCCAGGTTGATCACAGGGCCTGCTATGCCACCAGTGCCGAGCACCTTGACGATGCCGCGGAATGGGTTGGATGCGCCGCCGCTGGGCTCAGCGAACTCGATGCCCAGGAACTGGGTCGGGGGTGAGCCGGAGACGAGCGTGGCTGGGTTGAAGTAGCCCAGGTAGAACGACCCATCGAAGTCCACGTTCGAGAGGCGGAAGCTGCCCGCCAGCCGCAGGGTGTTGGCGCGGGTGACGGCAGCGATGTTGGTGTCGGCGTAATAGGCGAAGGCGGAGCTGCGCGCGAACACACCACCTGCAGCGCCGGCCGTGCCGCTGACCGCGCTGGAGTTCTGCCACCCGAACGAGTGACCGGTCGCGGCATTGCCAACTCCTGTCCAGCCGTTGTCGGTCGCGGACTGCTGAGTGGTGAACGGCTCCACGATGCTGGTGTCAGGCTCGGCTTCGGGCTCCGGCTCCTCAGGCTCCTCAGGCTCCTCGGGTTCCTCCGGCTCCTCCGGCTCCTCGGGCTCTACAGGAGGCTCGGGAAGCGTGCCAGTGTTCTCGACCACCTCGACGGTGACCACACCAGCTGGCACGAAGGTGACCACTGAGCTCACGTTGCGGAACGAGACCAGCACCTGATCAATGAGGCACTGATAGGCGACCTTGACGGCAGTGGGCAGCAGCGCCGAGTAGGAGGCCCGGTCGACGAAATCAGCCAGGGCGACGCCAGCTGCTGGAATCACAACCTCACTGACTTGGCCCGGCTGAAGCGATCGCCCGGTCACGGCGGAGGTGAACCGCAGCACCGCCGGTGCGGGGCCTGGAGGGCCAGTGATCGCACTCAAGGCCACCAGGTTCAGCCAGGTGGTGTCGCCCACGTAGCGCCATTGGATGTGGGTGGCGCCAGCCTGCAGCTGGATGTCCCGGCCGGGCGCCCCTTGCTGGCCAGGGTTACCTTCAGGGCCAATGAGCGAGCTGAGCGCGACGAGGTTGGTCCAGGTGGCGTCTCCGACGTAGCGCCACTGGATGTGCGTGATGCTGTTGCGCAGCTCGATGTCCCGACCAGGGGGGCCGGGCTCACCTGGGTCGCCAGGGGGCCCCGGCTGCTGCTCAACATCGCCTATCGCCTGCTCGATCTTGTCGAGGTTGGTGTCGTAGTCGGCAGCGGTAAGGCGCGATCCTTTTGTTGATCGCCGAATCAGATTCAGATTCATTCGAAGAACACTCCAGGATCGAAAAGATCATCGACAAAAGGTGCTCGTAGCGTCGCAAGTTCACGCACGACGTTAGTAACAGCTGGATCGATGTCGAGGATCGAACCCAGTGTAGCCGCACGCTGAAGCAGGGAGCGCATAGCGTTGGCGTCCTGCGGCGGCACAACTCCAGCCGCTGTCAGGCTGTCGATTCCGAGGACACGAAGCGGCTCCAGCACTGCCGCCATCGCTGCAGCGCCACGGCCGGTTGCGAATGCCTGAGCGATGTTGACCGGATCGAAGCCGAGCGACTCCCAGCCGATCGCCGCCTGCGGGGTAAAGCCATTCAGCCCGAAGGTGCGCAGCACGGTGTTCACCTGGCTGCCGGGGGTGGTGCCGGTGCCGCCGATCGCCGCCAGCTGGCCCAGGTTGAAGCCGGCCTGCTGCGTCGCCTGCTGGGTGAGGCCCTGCCACTGGAAGCTCTGCGCCCAGTCGAGCGAGTTGAAGGCTGACCCTGCTGCGGTGAAGTTGGTGGTGGGTGTGGCCGCGGCCTTGACCAGGGCGGTGACGCTGAGCGGCGAACCCTTGGCGCCTGGGTTGTCCTCGCCGTAGCGCACCAGGCGGATGGAGAAGTCGATCTGGCGGGCGTCACCACCAGCAACGAACAGCGACCGGCCCTCGCGGATCGAGACGATGCACCACCGTCCAAGCACCCGGCCGCGGCCGTCGTTCAGCATGTAGGGCTCGCCGCGCTCGGCCATATCGCGCAGGGTTTGCATCGTGCCCTGGCGGCCGGAGAACCCGGGGTAGAGCACGCCATCGAGGGTGATCTCCTTGGTGCCGGGGCCCAGCCACTGGTTGGCTGGTTCGCGCAGCAGGCGGTCCTGCTGCTCCCAGCGGTAGGCGTCGTTGCGATCGACGGTCTGGGGTGAGCCGTTCGGCAGGTTGAACTGGAACGAGCCCAGCTGATAGAGCGGGAGGCTAGTCATTCAGCAGCACCCGGTGAGCGGATTCAATCTCGCGCTGGATGTCGACGAAGGCGAGCTGCACCTGGCGGCTGATCTCCATTGCATCGGCCGTCGCGCCCACGTTGATGGTGACGGGGGCATGGACGGTGATCGGTGCCGCAGCGCGGCGGGCCGAGGGCGCCTGGATGGGCGCTGGGGTGAAGGCCTGCTGCGCGGCCGAGGGCGCCTGGATGGGCGCTGGGGTGAAGGCCTGCTGCGCGGCCGAGGGCGCGGCCATGGCCGGCTGGCCGGTCGCCATGATGGCTGCCATGGCGCCGGCTGTAATCGGCCGGGCGATGCGGGGGATGATCGCCCCATCGAAGCCGGGCACGAACAGCTCCCGGCGGCGCTCCCCGACGATGTAGGGGAAGCCCGCGCGCACGGGCCCGCCCATCGCCCGGCCGGGTGGGGTGGCCGCTGCCCCGCCGCCGGAGCTCTCGCCGCCCCCGCCACCGCCGACCATCGAGCCGATGCGGGAGATCGCGCCGCCGACCCAGGAGAACAGGGCGCCGGCCCTGGCCTTGAGGCCGTCGAGGATCGTGCCGATGATCCGCTGCCCGATGCCCGAGCTGGTGAACAGGTTGATGATCTGCCCGGGGATGGGAGAGATCAGCGCCAGGATGCCGGGGCCGAAGCGGGCGAACCCTTGGATCAGCTGGGAGATCAGCCGCTGGAACAGGGAGGTCATCCAGCCGTACCAGGAGCTGAACATGCCCTGGACGCCAGCGATCATCTGGCCGAAGCCGGCCTGGATCTTCTGGGTGTCGCCGGTGAACACGCCGACCAGCACGCTCCAGGCGCCCCTGAGCACACCGATGAAGCTGGCGAAGGTGGCGCCGATGCCGGCCAGTGCCGCGTCGACGCCAGCACGGAACCAGTCCACCTTCTGATAGGCGAAGGTGAAGGCAGCGCCGATGCCGATCACGCCGGCGACGATCGCGGCGATGGGCCCGGCGGCCACCGCCAGCACGGTGCCGATGCCGGCCAGGGCGGGGAAGGCTGCAGCCGCTGCGCCGAGGGCCGTGCCGATCGTGCCGATGGCGGAGACCACCCCGGCGATGATGGGCAGGGCGACGACCAGGCCGGCCAGGCCGGCGCCGATGACGGTGATGCCGGTGGCCAGGCCAGGGTTGGCCGCGACCCAGGAGGCGATCCCCTCCGCGATCGGCGTGATCACTTCCGCCATCCGGGTGAGGGGCGGTAGGAGGGCGTTGCCGACGGCGATGCCCAGACGCTGGGCTGAGTTCTGGAAGCTGGTCAGCGTGCCCTGGAAGGTGGCCAGGCTGCGCTGGAAGTCCTTGTCGACAGTGCCGGCTGCGGCCGCGCCGCCAGCGTCGGCCTTCAGCTTCTCGTACTCCTTGCGGTACTTCATTAGCGACATCAGGGCCAGCTTGGCCTCCTTGTCGCCGAAGATCTGGCTGAGCTTGAAGACGTCGCCGCCGGTCACCTTCTGCAGCTGGTCGAGGGCAGCCTCCATCGGGTTGATGCCCTTGGCCTTGGCGTCGTTCAGGACCTTCTCGATGTCGACGCCGAACTTGGAGAAGCGCTTGACTGCATCGGGTGCGGTCAGCTTCAGCATGGCGTCGGTGAGGCGGGTGGCAGCCTGGCCAGCGTCGGGCGCATCCTTGCGCACCATCTGCATCATGGCCGCCAGCGACACGGCGCCCTTCTGGCCCTGGATGCCGAGGCTGCCGGCGGCCGCGGCGATGGTGGGCATGAACTGCGCCATGTCCCGCAGCTCGAACGCGCCCTGCTTGCCGGCGAATGCCAGCGCATCAAAGGTGGCCTTGAGCTCGGTCGGGCGGATCTTCAGCGCGTTCTGCAGCTGGAAGCCGGTCTTGGTGACGTCGAGCAGGTCGGAGTTGGTGGCGGTCGCCACCTTGCCCAGCGACTCCATCGAGGCGACGGCATCCTTCAGCTCCAGGCCCTGGGCAACCAGATCCTGGATGCCGGCCGCCAGCTTCTCCGGCGCCAGGTTGGTGAGGTTGCGGCTGCTCAGCCGGAGCAGCTCGCCAGACAGCGCCTTCAGCTCACCCTGGCCGATGTTGGCGGTCTTGCCGATGTCGCTCAGGATCAGCTCGAAGGATGCCGCCTGGCGGATGCTGGCGCCAAGGGCCACGCCAATGCCAGCCGCGCCGACAGCGGCTTGCTGCCAGAGGGCGTTGTCGAACATGCCCTTGAAGCCCTTGCGGCCGGCGGTTGCCGCGTCGTTCATCGTGCGGTTCACGTTCCGCCCGAAGCCGCTCACCTGCATCTGAGCAGTGCGCAGGCTGGCGCCGAGACTGGCGGCGATCTTGCCGCCGATCTCGACCGTGATCTTCTGCGCGCCGCCGCCGATCATGTCCCCATCGCCTCCGCGATCTCATTCTGTACGGACTGGGCGGATGCGAGCCAGGCCCAGAAGTCGGCCAGCTCCATGTCCAGGATCTCGGCCAGGCCCCAGCCAGTCGCCTTCGCCAGGATTACAACGGCCCGGCGAAGGGACTCCACTGCTACGACCTGGCCGTTCTGAAAGCCACGACCTGGGCCTCCAGCTTGCTCCAGCTGGCGTCGTCAAGCTGCATGATCTCGTCGACCGGCACCTCGCAGAGGTTGGCGATGAGATGGACAGCCTGCTCGCCTTCGTTGGTGCTGGCCTTGGCCGCCTCAACGCGATCGCGGACCTTCGGCCGGCGCATCACCAGGAAGTCGACCTCGACACCACCGATCATCTCGGGGAAGTCGAAGACCACCTTGGCGGTGCCCTCAGGACGCTTCTTGCTGCTCATCGATTAGACCCCGATTGCTTGGCGGATGGTGGCCAGCTGGTCCACGCCATTGATCCGGCGGATCATGTTCACCTTGTCGATCTCCACCAGCTCGCGGCCACCGACGGTGAGCTTGTAGTAGCGCAGGGCGTAGGTGAACGTGGGGCTCGACTGATCGCCGGCCTTCCAGTCACCCTTCTCCACCTGCTTTACTACGCCGGTCATGTTGACCACGGCAGGCACAGCGGCCTCGCCATCACGACGCATGGCGCCGCGTGCGGTCATCTGCGTGTTGGCCGATGCCAGGCCGTAGAGGGCGATGACGTCGGGGTTGTACTCGAACAGCACGAAGGTGCCCTCCAGCTTCTCCATCCCCATGTCGAGCTCCACAGGGGCGTCCATGCCGCCGCCGCGGAACTCCTCCATCTTGGTGGTGAGGGTGGGCAGGGTGAGGGTGTCGATGGTGCCGGCCAGGCCCTGGCCATCGACGAACAGGCTGAAGTTCTTCAGTACGCGGGGGATCTGGGCCATGGGTCAGTCCTCGATGGGGCGATGGGTGGATCAGACGAACAGGTCGGTGACGTAGCTGTTCACCAGGTGGGAGCGGAAGGTGACCCGCTCAGCCGGGAACGGCGGGGTGAAGTCGAAGTCGAAGAACACCTGGCCGTTGCTGATGCTCACCGGGGTGTTCAGCTCAGGGTCTACCCAGACGTCGCCGCCGAGGATGGCGCCACGTGCCTTGAGGCTCCGCAGGTACTCGCGCACGCTCTCCTGCACCTCCTCCAGGTAGGTGGCGGTGATGCAGCGGTCGACGGCCCACAGGTGGCTGCGGAGGATCGACTCGTTCACCATGTCGGCGGTGCGCCGCACGGAGAGGAAGGCGTACTTCGGATCGCTGGCCAGGGTGCGGTTGCCCCACAGCCTGAAGCCCTGCTCGCGCACGATCGTGGCGATCTTCTGTTCGTTGAGCAGGTTGGCGCGAGAGGTGTAATCGCCCAGGGCGAAGTCGATCGCCCGGCTGGTGCCCTCGATGCCGTTGATCTCGTTGTTCGAGGGGGACCACCAGAAGCCCCGCTCGTTGTCCACCTTGTTGATCAGGCCCGCGACAGCGGGGGAGGCGGGAACACTGGAGCCATCGCGCAGCACCCAGGGGTCCACCACGTAGATGCGGTCGGAGCCGAAGTCGTCGGCGATCTGGATGGCGTCCGCGTCGGTGGTGTTGGGCCCGTCAGCGATGATCACCGCGCGCAGGCGCTGAGCGATGCCGACCATCTCGGCCAGCACCTGAGAGCGGACGGTGCCACGGGTGACGGTGCCAGCCACGGCCTGCACACCGCCAGCGGGAGGCGCGGCGATCGTGACGGTGGGGTTGGTGGCGTAGCCCTTGCCCGGGTTGGTGATGGTGAAGCTGACCACCTTGCCGGCATCGCCGCCGGTGCCCAGCACCGCAACCGCCGTGGCGCCGGAGCCGCCGCCGCCGGTGATGGTGACGGCCGGGGCGGTGGTGTAGCCCGAGCCCTGGGTCTGGACGACGATCGAGAGGATGCCGTTGCTGGTGCGCTGGTGGGTGTAGCCCGGTGCGCAGAGGATCCGGGGGGCGAAGCCCACGGCGTTCTCAGCAGCCATGAAGGCGTGCACGCCCTCATAGGCGCCGGTGGTGCCATCGATGCCGCCCACCACGTTGTCGATGATCGCGCCCTCGTCTGCACCGTCGACGCGCACCACCACGACCACAGCCCCGGCCTGGTCGTAGATCAGGTCAAGCGCCGAGGGCAGAGTGCCGGTCTCACCGATGCCGGCCATCTCCGACCGGCGGGTGACGAGCACCGGGGTGTTGAGCGGGAACGCTTGGGCGTCAGCGCCAGGAGCGGTGCCGATCACGCCGATCACCGAAGATCGAACGGTCTGGATCGGCCGGGCCCCAGTATCAATCTGGAGAACCTCTACGCCGTGAAGGAAATTGGTGGTCATGCGGAGCGGTCCTCCTGTCGGGTTGATTCTAGGGTGAGCTGATTCAGCGGATGATCAGCAGGCTGACGCTGGCCGAGTCGTGCCCAGCCGGGGCAGTTTGGTTGGTGGAGCCGACCAGGATTCGCAGGGCATTGGCGGTCTTGGTGGTCGGTGCCAGCAGGTTGCCGGCGGCGCGGATGTTGACCACCGTCTTGGGGTTGTTGGTGGCGACGCTGTTGCCCATCCCCACAGCGGCATAGTTTTCATCAGCCAGGGGCGTGGCGAAGTTGATGCCGTAGTCGCCGTCGCCGCAGTCGGCAATGCTGGCGACGTTGTTGCCAGCGCCCACGGGGCAGCGTTTCAGCACCGCGCTGCCGCTGGTTGTCGCGCTGCTGGAGGCCGTGACCGTAAAGGTGCCGGTGGTTGGCACGGTGGCGACGATGAAGGTGTTGTCGGTCGCCGAGCCAGAGGTGAAGTCGAGGCTGACAATGTGGCCCACCTGCAGACCATGGTTCGCCAGGGTCAGTGTGATGGTGGTGCCGGACTGGCTGTAGGTCGCGGTCTGGTTGGCCGCGGCCGTGCCGTTGAAGTGCACCCAGGTCGGGGCGAACCTCAGCGACGGATGCAGGTCGTCCTGCGTGATCGACTCGTCTTGGATGTCGGCTCCTGTGAGTGTTTCGTCCTGAACAATCTGACCGGTGATCCTTTGCAGTGGCATGACGGGAAGGGTTGAGGGGCAGGGTTAGATCTCAGCGCTGCCACTGATGCGCACGCGCGCCTCCGTGGTGGCATAGGTGCCCACCCTGAAGGCATTGACGCCGACAGCAATCATGGTGCCACCGCTGCCATCGAGCACCTCCTCGACCTGGATGTCCGGGGTGGTGCGCTTCTTCGTGGCCCACTGGCCCATCACCCGCAGGCCGCTGGCCGGGATCGCATAGTGGGTCTCCTCGTAATAGCGCTGGCAGAGATCGAGCTCCACGCCGAGCGGCCGGCGCTCGAATGGCGTCGGTGCCGGCCCAGGTGCAACCTGCACCTGGGCGATGTCGAACGTCCCTGACTGCTGCCCCAGGCTGGCGGTGCGGGCGTTGAAGGCAGAGCCGGCATCGAACCAGATCAGCAGCTCCAGGCTGGTGTCGCTGTCGTTGCCCAGCGCCTTGTTGGCGATCGAGGGAACCTGAGCCGTGACGGTCACCAGCTGCCAGTCGGTGCTGAGCGTGGTCTTGGTGACGCCGATGCCAGTCACTAGCAGCGTTACGAGGGTGCCGAACTGCTGGATCAGCTCGACAGCAATAGGCCTGGCCGCATCAGCCTTGGCCTCGAAGGTGATCGTGACGGTCTGGCCGGCGAAGGTGCGGACGTCTTCGATCGCCTGGCGGAGGTAGCAGCCGTTGCTCGCGCCAGCGGCGGAGGTCACTACCACCCGGCAGAAGTGGCGGGGGTTGCCCGGCACTGCCGTCTGCCCGAGGGTGAAGTCCTGGCGGCTGGTGTTGTGGGATGAGCCGATCACCACGGTCTGCCAGCGATCAGCTGCGAACCCGCTCTGGCTGCCGCTAAACGATGTCCGTCGCTGCCAGACGTCGAAGTTGCCGTTGATGATCGCGTTGCGGAAGCCGGAGAACGCTCCGCCCTCGAATGCCAGCTTGGGGATGGTGACGGCATCGTCGCGCAGCTTGGGCGTGGTGATGGTGTCATCCGCCGGGGCGCCGGCCGATGCAACCGACAGCGCCAGCACCCGCACCTTCGCGCCCGTGCCCGGCGCCTCGGAGAGGGTGAGGGTCAAGCCGTCCTGGCTGATGCTGTACTCGCTGGTCGGCTGCACCACCCCGTCAACGGTCACCAGTGCCGAGGGCTTGTTGATGATCGAAGAGGTGAGGCCGAAGGCGACCTGGCCGCTGCTGGCGGTGAACAGGGTTTCTACCTGCACAGCGCCCTGAACGTAGCGGGCGTCGGATTCGGCCTTGGTGTAGCGCTCACCGAGCGCGCTGTTGATCTGGGCCAGGCTGTTGGTGACGACGGCGGAGAAGTTGGCGTTGTCGCCCAGCGCGGCCGCCAGCTCATCGAGGGTGTCGAGGGCCCCAGGGGCGCCGGCGATCACGTTGGCGATGGCCGCAGCGATCAGCGCCTCAACCGCGCTCACGGTCGGCCTGGAGGCCATGTCCGTGTCGATCGCATCGAGCGCCAGCCGCAGGCGCTCCACGTCAACAACCAGCTGATTGGCGACGTTGGGCTTGGGATACGACCGGTTGGCCGTGAGTTGCTGAATCGTCATGTCACACCACCACGACGCGGAGATTGCGGATTCGCGGCCGGTTCGCCGTGTTGCCCGTCAGCGTCAGCCGGACGCGGGTATTGGCGACCGTCACGCTGCTGGAGGTGTAGGCGTACTCAACCAGGCCGTCGCCCAGCTGGGCAGCTACCGGATTGCTGAGGGTCTGGAAGGTGCCAGCCGTGGCGGTTTCGTAGGCCGCTGCCACACCGGAGCTGCCGGGGAGGATGGCATCGAAGATCACCTTGATCACCTTGCTGGTGCCCACGGGAATCTGTCGGGTGACGTAGATGGCGCTTTCATCGAGGTCGCCGCGCACCTGCTGCGCGCCGGGGTAGAGCACGGGCGACTCGAACTCGTTGCCGGTCAGCCGGGCCACCAGGTCGAAGGTGTCGGTCTGCCTGGTGTCGAACCGGATCGGCTGGCCAGGCTGCGCGCGGTAGATGGTGCCATCGCCACGGCGGAACTTCAGGGCCAGGCTGGTTGCGGCGGTCGGCCGGTCGAAGGGCGCCACCCCGAGGATGTCGGAGATGTTGGTGGCGGGGCCCCCGCCCAGCTCCACCTCTCGGACGTTGCTGGTGAAGCGTGCGCCAACGAGACGGAAGCGCAGGTCTTTCTCCTGGTGCGGCGTCCAGGTGCTGGCGTTGCTGCTGCTCAGCAGCACACCCACGGTGTAAGGCTGCGAGGTGACCCACTGCTGCTGGCTGGCGTCGAACTTGCCCAGCTCAGCCACCGCGACGGCGTGGTCTGCATCGTTGGTGAGCAGCACCAGGGCGTACTCGCGGCTGCCCTCCAGCCACACGGGTGTGTCGAAGGTGGCCCGCACCCAGTTGGCGGTCACGTCGATGTCAGCCGCGCGGATGCGCGCGTCGGCCAGCACGGTCTGGGTGGGGATGCCGTTCTCCACTTCCCGGATCTCGACCTGCACCGGAGCGCTGCCGCCCTTGGTGGTGAAGGTGATGTCTACGGCGGTGACGTGCCGGCCCCGGGTGAGGGTGAAGGTCTGGGCGAGGGGATCGATCGGGCGGCCGATCGCCCTGGTGCGGACGATGCGGCGAACCAGGAGCTCGCCGCGGCCGGTGAACTGACCCGCGCCATAGGTGCCACCGCCGCCGGTGAACTCGACCAGCTTGGTGCCGGCCGGGACGTTGGGCGGGATGGTGAACTGCCCCGTCAGGATGCCGTTGCTGTTTGCTGAGAGTGGCATTGCTCAGGCCTCAGAGGGGGGTGATGTCGATGCCGTCGAAGCGCAGCAGAACGAGCTGCTCGCCAGCGCCAAACCCTTCGACGATGAACTCAACCGGGATCTGGCGCAGAAACTCCACTTCGGTCCTGGTCGTTTCGACGAGCTCCCTGGTGAAGGTTATCGTGCGCTCCTCGGTGCGGGCCGCGAGGGTGGGATCGATGAACCGCCGCGTCTGCTCCGTCACCATGTTCTGCACGACGGTCCACTGATCGACCGATGGGTTGAGGGTGACGAGTGCCGGCGGGGCAGCAAAGGCCTGGTAAGGGTTGATCTTCATGCTGCCGGTGCGCAGCCGCTGAACGATCAGGAAGTCATCCTCGTATGGCAGCAGCCAAGTGGCCTTGTGGTTCTGCGATGCGGCCAGGTTGGTGGAAGCGATCGGCAGCTGCAGCTCGCCGTCGATGATCACTGCGTCCTGAGAGATGCCGCCGTCGCGCAGGTCATCATCGAAGAATGGATCGACGAAGACGCCCGACTTGCTGGTGGGCTCGCGGCTGCTGATGTCGGTCTTGAGCCGCTCGATGGCGATGAGGCCGAACAGCTCGGCGATGGAGTTGCGGACCTTGCGCAGCTCGCCCATGTCGGTGACGCGGATGGCGTCGTTGTCCACCTTCGCCGTCTGCCCCCAGGCGTTGGTGATGGTGGCCAGGGCCAGGAGGTTATCGGGGACGAACGGCTTGGGGCTGCCGAACCTGGAACTCTCGCCCTTGATACGGATGAACTCGCCCGTGCTGTTCACCGCCAGGATGTCGGTCCTGGGCAGCTTCCAGATGTAGTCGACCAGGATCAGGGTGCCGGCCACTGCCCCGGTCACTGAGAAGGTGCCGGCCGCCAGGTTGATGCTGGTCGGTGTGGAGCTGGTGAGATAGCGGTAGGTGACGGAGTAGGTGCTGCCAGGTGCTGGTTCTGCACCGGCCGGCGACCAGCTGAGGGTGTCACCGACGAGCAGATAGTCGTTGGTGGCGGTGTAGGTGGTGCCGCCCTGGGTGACCGACTGGATGCTGAGGATCGCGGTGTCGGGCAGCAGGTCGGTGCCACCAGAGAACCCGCCCCGGTTCACGGTCACCGTCTTCTCGGCTGTGATCACCACGTCCTGAATGGACGAGAGAGGCTTGTAGTTCAGGGTGACGGTCTGAGCCGAGGCAGATGCCGAGGTCTTGGGCTCGTTGGAGATCGTCTCCAGGTCCGGGTCCTCGGCGTAGCTGAGGCGGGTGGAGGTGAGCTTGTCGACCTTGAAGCCAAGGACGTTGGCGACGCCATCGTTGACGGTGAACACCTGGCTGCCGGAGACCAGGCCGGCCGGCTGCACGTCCATCCCTCGGACGGCGTAGTTGCCGTTGCTCTCGCGGTCGTAACGGGCGATGAGCTGGAGCACCGGATCGAGGACCGGCGGCTGGGTCTGGGTGAGCAGCGACCCGTCGCGGACGGTGTAGACCGGGTAGAAGTCGCCGGGGAGGCCATCGCCGGACCAGCCCCAGGCGGCGAGGCGACGGAGGCGGCCAGCACCAGGCTCCTGGTAGTTGCGGGTGCCGACGGCCGGATCACGGAGGGTGGGGTCCTCGAGTTCGGTGATCTGGACGGTGGTGATGCGAACGCCGATCTGGAGCTCGCCGGAGACTGGGATGGTGAAGGTGGCAGCTGCCACCTCGCGGACGGCACCGACGACGTAGATGGCGCCGGCCTCCATCTGGGTGACGCCGGTGACGGGATCGATGATCGCCTGGGCGTTGCGGATGACCGCGCCATCCTTGAAGAGGACATCCGCGATCCGCTTGAGGCGATCGAACTGAGCCGACTGGATCTCGTTCAGCTCGGCGGACTGGAGGCCCTTGGCAGCGCGGAACAGGAGCTCGTCGTAACCCTGGGCTGCGTTGAACCGGTTGTAGTACTGAGTCAGGGTCACGGTTCAGGCCTCAGAAGGTGACGACGAACTCGAAGGTTTCGCGCGTCGCGGGATTGCGGTTTAGCCGGGCGATGTTTTCCGCCACCAGCATGGTGCCAGGGTTGGTGACCTGAGCTGGGGAGAAGTACATCTGACCCAGCGGAAGGCCGGCCTGCGTGGTGGTGCCGAGGAAGACGGCGGTTTCACGGATCTGCGCGTTGGGTGCGTCTTCGTAGTCGAAGGTGAAGCGGAGGTAGAGGTGCTTGGTGGGGGTCTGGGTGATGAGGAAGGACCCAGTGGGGACCACGATGGTCCCGGCTGGGTCTGGCGTGCAGTAGGCGGACTCGGTGAGCTTGCGATAGCCGACTGGCGTTACGAGCTGGGTCTTGGACAGCTGCTCTACGACGAAGGTGGTGTCCCAGGAGGTAAGTCCTGAGCCCCAGCCCATGAAAATGGTGCTGCCGCGGATGGTGTCCGCGATGGCCGTGCGGCCTGAGTCTACGAGAGTCGCCATCGCGTGGAGTCCATCAGTCTGAGTTTAGGGTCAGGAGCGAACGCGGAGCTTAGGGAAGCTGCGGATAGGCGGCTTTGGCGGGGGCTCGGCAGGGGCGACAGTGCCCCCACCGAAGCTGACGGCAACACTGGGACCACCATCCTGCACGCGCACGGCAGGATCACGGAACGGATCGCCGCTGCCGACCATTAGCCCGGCGAAGCTGATACCAGAGATGGCAATGCTGGTCTGCCCTGAGGGGCTCTGATTGATGACAGCCATCAGACCATGCGGGCGAGGAACATGGGGGTGGCAACGGTTCCGGCAGTGCCTGGGGTTTCAGCCAGCACTTCCCATTCTTCAGTGCCTGCAGTGACCACCAGCGTGTCGCCAGGGTCGAAGGCGTTGCTGGCGAAATGGAAGGTCAGACCGAAATCGGACGGCAGCGATTCAGCAATGTAAGGGTGGAATGGCAGGCTGTGGAATACGGGGTTGCTGTCGGCGGTGTAGGCGGGGTTGGCGGTGGCTGAGGCGGTGGGGAGGGGGATGAATCCCGTGCTGCCGTAATTTGATGTGCCGCTGTTGGACATCCTACCTGCCACTCCATAGGACAATAAAGTCCTGCTAAAAATGCCAGAAGCATAGTCGTTTTGATTGGCGCTGCCGATTAAATAAGTCCCCACTGCAATCTCCCGCCTAAGGGCAGGCCCACGATCGAACTGAATAACCCCAGAATTGCTATCAATAGTCGGCGCAACATGCACAAGCCCATTGAAAAACCCCTTGCTCAAATCCAGCCACGACTGCACCGTAAGCGCATCGTTGATAATCGTAAACGTCCGATCAACCCCACCGCTGCGCTTGATCGTGAACCAACTTTGATCCGCATCCACGCCAGATGTGTAACGCACCAGCTCCACAGTGTTTGATGTGGCAGCAGCGAACATCTGCCAGTGGTTGGTTGTTGCGTTTGTCGTGGTGGCGAAGAAGTCCAGATACTGCGTACCAGTTGGCTGATCCGTTGCAGCATTCCATCCCGTTGCCACATGCAACCACACGCCAGTGGTGGCAAACATAAACCAGTAGTAAGTTTTGCCGTATGCCTTGGTCCCGTCATACGTCACTTCCAGTACGCGATTCTCGATGCTGCCGCTCAAAAACGAATCGAACCAGTCTGTCATCAGCCCCGCATCGATGAACGCATCGCGGAACAGGTTGGCCAGTTGCGATGCAGTCCAGGTTGCTGTAGCGGTGTAGGTTTCTTTGGTGCAGGCCATGATCAGGAAATCCGGTTGTAAGTAATGAGCAAGTCGATCTTGCCTGCACCGCTGGCGCGGGCAACGATCGCATCACCCTCTTCCACGTTCAGCACTTCTTCGCGGCTTCGCACCACAAGCGTCTCGCCTGCCTTCACTGGCGACGCCTTCGCCATGTAGGTGTCCACACCACCACGGCGAAGCGCCACGTCTACATTAAACGGGTCCACGCCATCCACATTCGCTGCCGTAATCGTGCTTACCAGCAGCACTTGATTGCTGTTCGCGCTGTTGGACAGCGCTGCGGCAAGCGTCGTCGTACAGCTATACGGCTGGGTCTTCGCGTTGACTGACGTGATCGTTTCCGGGCTCTTGAGGTTTGGCGCCGCCATCAATCAGTCCCCAATCGAGTCTGCATACAGGCTAACCTCCCACCACCAGCTCTGATTCCACGGCGCCCACCAGCCTTCCCCAGACCGGCTGATCCTCAGCCCCACACTCGCGCCCGCAGGATTCAGCCACACGGCCGCCTCGGTCCACGTCCGCTCATCCCAGTAGCTGCTCATCTCGCTTGACGCACTCGTCGAGGTCAGCCGCGAGTCGCTCACCGACGTGTGCACCAGCGGATGGTTGGGCACATGCCAGCTGTCGCTCAGCAGGTCGCGGTCCAGCAGCCACCGGTCTGGGTACTCGACATAAGCGCCGAACCGCTTCGAGCTGGTGACACCCACTGTCGCCTCAGCCTCGACCCCCGCGCTGAACCGCCGGCCGAAGCTCAGCTGCGGCCACCCTGGTCCGAGGTCATAGACCCCGCTGTGGTCGCACAGCAGGCCCTCGCCCAGCAGGTGGTCATCGAGCAGGAACCGCCGCTCGTCATACCCGCCGTAGACCCTGAACAGGCGGCTGCGGATTGGCTGGCTGATCCGCGCTATGCCCACCAGCTGGCTGATCTGCCCCAGATCATCCGGCGCGGCCTCCAGCCCCAGCTGGTACTCAGCCCACCGCAGGGTCCCGGCCTCGGACTCCTCCAGCGTGGCAACCAGGCCGATCCATCCCAGCGCAATCTGCAGCGCTGCCGGCGTCCCCCGGATCCGCTGCCACTGCACACCCTCGACGATTGCTTGCCGCTGGTCTGACAGGTACGGCAGCAGCTCGCCCAGCCCGTACTCGAACACCAGCCACGGCACCACGCCGTCGGGGATGTTGACCCGCTTCGCGGTGCGGATCGTTGGCACTGGCCGCCCGACGCGCT